CTCTCTTCATGGTGTTTGGAGATATTGTAATCGTACAAGCAGAATCAAGCGTTCCTGTATATTTAATGTAGATAGCTCTAGCTTGATCTGTAGAGCCATCTGCAATAGTGCTTGCATGAGTATCGGCATTAGTAGTTATGGCTTCTGTACCAAAACCTAAAGCTTCACCTATTAATTCAAGATTTGTATTAGTTTTTGTACCCCAAGTTCCAGAAGCTTCACCTGTTCCTATTTCTTCTAGTCTTAAATTGTTAACATATGTACTCATTTTATTATCCTTATGCTGCTATGTCTGTCCAAGATGTGCTTGGTGATGGAGATATTTTTGACCAAGTATTTGTTGCATTAGCACTTATTTCTGACCAAGTATTTGTTGGTTCGGGTATAACTCTATCCCAAACTAGCACACTTCCTGTAAAAGTGCTAGTAGAAACTCCTATTAAAGTAATGATTGAACTTCCATTCGCTGTAGAGGTTCCTACTGAAGGTGTAATAGAAATTCCTGTTAAGTTAGCAGTTGTATTAATAGCAACACTTACTGTGCCAACTGCACTTGTACCTAAGGCTCCATTTTGAGTTTCAAATGTATTACCAACTTGGCTTGTTCCTGCTACTCCTGTTAGACTTACATCAACTCCTTGTCCTTCAACAATAGTTACTGTACCAACTTGGCTTGTTCCTGCTACTCCTGTTAAAGTTATTGAAACGTGTTGAGGAACAACAACTGTGCCAACAGAGGTTGTACCAATAGCACCATTTTGAGTTTCAAATGTGTTACCTACAGAACCTGTGGCAGCCACACCAACAGCATTAGCTGTTGAATCTGTTTCTACAATTACTGTGCCAACTGCTGAAGTACCTGCTACTCCTGTTACACTAACAGAATTATTTGGTAAAGTTACTGTACCAACTGCTGAAGTACCTGCTACTCCTGTTAAAGTAATGGAGGTGTTAATAGCAACACTAACTGTACCTACTGCTGTTGTTCCTTGAGGTAAAGTTACATTAGTGCCCCATGCTCCTGTACTCCAAGTACTAGATCCCCAACCAGAAATAGGTATAGTTACATTTACGCTATCATCAGGTGTTCCCGGTGAACCAAATGCTCCTGCTGCAAAGGGAGAAGTACCAAACATTAATTAATCCTTTACCTTATACAAACGAGCCTTCACTATTTTCTTGAAAAAGTAATAAAGATGTTCTACTTGGCATAGTATCACCTCCTATCCACCTTGATAAATCTCTAATATTTGAGCATCAGTAAGTTCACTATTAAATATTTGAAAAGCATCTACTCTTGATGGTTGAACAAACTGGCCACTGCTTCCATACACTATAAATAAGTCGTGAAAAGATGTATTTGTGTTGCGATTAGAATCTGTTCCACCTGAGTAAATGTCATGGGCTGTTTCATAGCTTCCATCTACCCACATCCCCATTTGGTTATCACTAAGTCGAGTGTGTGTTCCATCACTATGAACCCAAGTGAGCATATGCCAGTTTCCATCAGCAACATTTGTTGTCCCTCTATCTACTTGACTTGCTCCTGTACGAGTACAAATTTTACCATCATCAATCCCAATAGCTGACCACCCAATTGATCTGTCTGCAGCAATTGGAACACCCATACCGTAAGCACTACCACTAGTAGTTTGTGTTCCTTTATACCAAATGATAAATGTTTTTCCTTTAGATGGTTGACCTGGCGGATCTAATTCTGAAATTCTATATCCATCTGTTAAAGTCGAACTTGCATAACCTGCATGACCAGCCATTGTAGCATTATACCCGCCACTAGAATAATAAGTAATAGTATCATTATTTGTTAGTGAAGGTGTATTCCATGATCCAGTTTTTCCTAAACTAGAACCATCAAAACTTAGACCTAATAACATTGTTGTACCACTTGGCACGTGCATTTGACTAAAAAAAGATAATGTAAAGTTTTGCACAGTGGTTGCAGCAGAAATACCATCAGACATTGAGAAGGTCAAACTAAAGCTCCCCGCATACGCCTGTGTCTGCGAGGGTGTAACTTTAAAAAATCTATTCGTTGTATTCGTGCTTGCGGCTAATGAAGAATACGTTCCATCAGAAGTAGCTGAACTTGTTATTGTAGCTGTTGCTCCACCACCATTGGTAAGCGATCCTGTAGTAACAGCATAAGAATTTTGTAAAGTCGTTCCTTCATCTACATCAGCTCCAACAAGCTCTATGGTTGTAGCAGAACCATCTGTTGCTAAAGTAATGTTTGCGCCTGTGCTTGGTGATGAAATTGTAGGACTTGTATTGACAGTGGCTACTTTGTACCATCCCCCACCATTAAAAATGTAAAGACCTGAATTTGCACTTACAAAAGCTTGATCTCCTGTAGTTGGAGATGTAGCTGTCATTGCACTTATATTTGCATAAACTTTAGTGGCTCCAGAATTACTAGTTACAGGAGACTGTCCAGACGCTTCTGTTTGAAATTGTATTTGATTATCACTTCCCTTAGATAAAATAACACGATTGCTTGAATCTCCTAAAGAAATACTACCAACTACATTAACAACACTTTGATGATCTAAAGTAATTGCTTTAGATGCGGGTAACGTACAAAAAACATCTTTTGTTCCTGCTGAAAAATCAACTACATTATCACTGTTAGAACTTGATATAACATTAGCATTTGTTCTACCCGATATAGTGTCAGGAGATGCGTCATTAACTGTGCCTAAACCAATTTCAAATTCAGTAGTGGTTTGATGACTTATTGCATAATAGGTAGTATTACCATCTCCAATACCACTAACAAAAGTTTCAAATCCTGTTTCTGCACCCGCAAGACTTATATTTCCAGTGCCTGTAGTGGTCGTAGTTTCTTTAATTCTATCATTTAAAACATGAGCCACTATGCAATCCTAATTATCGCATTACTTGAATCTGCTGTTGGAAACACAATTTGAAAATCTCCAGAACTTGATGATTTATCTGCACCAAAGTCTAAAACTAAAACAGCCTCTGTTGTGCCAGAACCACCCGCTGTTTGTGTATTATAAATAATAGCACCTCTTGCAGTAATAGTTGAAGAACCATACGTTTTATCTGCAAAATCAGTAAAAGCTGTTGTTCCAGATGAAGTTGGAGTGACGTTAGTTAATGCTCCTCCACCTGTAGTATAATCTCCAGAAGCTCCTACTTCATTGTTGTTGGAGTAATCTGTAACAGAACCATTCATAGTTGAACCACTACCACCAAAACTTCCTTGCGTTGGTTCTGCACTGTTCGTAAATAACGCAAGTTTATAAGTGTCTTGTCCATTTGTAAAATCGTGTTTACCTTGAAGGAGTTCTACCTTAAAAGACGTACACATAAAGTTTCCACTAAAAGCCATATTATAATCTCCTTATTAGTTCGGCCAGTTTT